TATTAATCCATATTCTAGAAGAAGTCCAGGTTCAGTTATTGTCTCATAATCATCTATAAATCCAGAAATATTTGTAATGGATCCATAATCATCAGAATCATTAAATACTGATTCCAAATTATAATCATAAGATCTATTTTCAATTTTTTCGCCAAAACCGAATAGAGAACCAGATAAATTATCTGGACTATGGACAAATTTCTCTATTGCAGATCCAGTAAAGTATAATCTATAGTTGGACTGTGTTATTGCAGATCCACTTAAAGTTATAGTTCCAAATGGATAGAGGGTTTCTGTAGCGCCAAACCCTGTTATTGGTCCATAATCTTCAGTTTCACTTGCAGCTAAAAGATCTCCATAATCATTGAATATAAGTCCTTCAAGACCTACATTAATCTCATCAAATGTATGTGTTGTTTGACTAAAATCTATAGTATTATTACTAAAACCATTAGGTTGCAATTCAAATACGTTACCGAAATCTTCCGTTGTGTAGAGATAAACAGAAGATAGGTTATATGAAACCGTTTTATTATTACTACTACTTGAAAATTGGCTTAAAGAACCTGATCCGGAATATTGGTATAATGTCATTATACTATGCCTCCACCGGAAACATCAGGTACAACTTGTCTTATTAGTCCATCATTAATTTCAAATAAAGTTCCATAGCCGTACCATGTGATAATAATACCTGTTAGTATTATAGATTTCTTATTTAAATTTTCAAATCGTACAAATTCAGAAGAAACTTTCTTATAACAAGTTTGTTTAGAATTGGATATTTTTATACTTCCAAAAGGATACAAAGTTTCGGAACAATTAATTGCATAACAGTCTTCAGTATAATTATATGTTTCAACTATTCCACCACAATCCAAAACCTCTATCGGCGACGATGAAATGAGTCCACAATCGTCCGACAAATATTCATTGATAGTAGATGAATCGTAGACGTAAATATTCATCTTCACCTGGAAGGGGGAGTTAGAATAAAAAAGGGGACTGTGTTCAACAATCCCCAAAAATCCAATGATATATTTATTTAGATATCAGTCTAGAGCGACGTTAAGAGTGATCTTAATTTGGTCGCCGTTATTTTGAATGGTATAAGGACCATTCGTAAATCTCTCAGCATACATGATAGAACTATAAAGAGTTGCACTGCTTAGTCCAGAAGTTGCGTTTGGTGTTGGAGTAAGTGCAGGGGTTGTATAGAACTCGTTAGCGTTTGGAACACTGAATACGGTATACGTGGAAGATGTTAAAGTTGTGTTTCCTGTACCAGCAGCAACATAGAGAATATCACCAGCAACAAGTTGGTGGCCATTTGATACAATCTTACCATAACTAAAAGTTACACTTGGGTCAGTTGCAACCTGAATGTTATCAATGAGTGATTTATCTAGATAAACAACTTTTAGAGCCCTATCAATACCAATGACTTGAGTTCCGGTTTGGATTCCAGCATTACCACCAACAACCATTCCTAAGGTTAGATCATCAACGCTTTGATCTGGGTCAATAGTAATATATTGATTGCCAATAACTCCGATAACTGGATCAGTGTTATCACCCTTGGAAACTGTGGTTCCAATTCCTACAGAAGCCGCATGAACAACGCCTTGTACAGCCACAGGCATGTTGTTTGCACGAGTTACATAGTAACCGTAGACATCACCTGCATCTCCAGTAAAGGTGAATGTTTGTTCTGGGTATGTTGCGGTTGTACCAGAACCGACCTGGTTAATTCTCCAACGAGATCCGTTTAGTAGAATACCAGTTTGTGAAGTATATGTTTGATCTGATCTATTATTAACACAATATGGATAACCTGTGGTTGGAGCAAATCCATAAGCATTGGTATTACCAATTCCATATGGTTCAAAGTATCTGGTTGCAGAAGGAACATCAGACTCAGCTGGAGTCGTGTTACTTGTAAAAAGTTTTAAAACTAGGTTTCTGGGAGACTGGTCAGCAAGACTTGCGGTGTGGTTGTTCTGTGCAACCAAGTATCTGAGTGACTCAAGTTCTCCAATATTTGGAACTAATAGCGCCATTTAAACAACTCCCCTACAGGTTATGATTTGTAATAACTATCTTTATTTATAATTTTAATTTTAAAGAAACTAGAAAACGATTTATATTGTTCACAGATACCACATCAAAGGTCAAAATATTACCAGCAACCAAAGTTGTGTCCCAATTAACTAGGTTATCATCTCTAACTTTTCTAGCATTTGTCATTTGTGGATATACTCCACCAACTATAGAAGTAAAGGTTGGAAATGTCGAGTATGTTGATTTTTTAATATCTAAAGTCAGATCCCCTTGTTGGTCTGACAAAATTACTAAAGATTCTATGACCCCACTTACATCCAAAGTAACTGAACCCTTATTTCCAGGAATCATTGCAAATGAACCACTATCTATAACATAGTTGATTGTTCTGGTTAAATCCGCTGTTGTTGCAAGAGCAATAATAAAAACATCATCTCCAGGATTAGGAGCAACAGTAAATATTATATTATTTGTGGATGTTGTATAATCTTCAATTGGTTCCATTACAAGATTGTTTTTTACAACAATCAGTTGTTGATCATTGATTGGAACATAAGATGTCCCAGTCGCAGCTAATCCAAAAGTATGTGCAGTTCCAGTAAACTGAGAGTTTATATTGTCAAGAATGATATTCCCATACTGAATAGATTTGGTGGGAATTTCATAGTCAACACCAATTCTATAAGGACCTGGTTCATTTAACGTTACTAAGTAATCTGTCATTATGATACTCCTGGAGTTACCAGAACATTTCCTTGAACAGCTCGGGTTCTGTAAGAATTAGGAGAAATAAGAATAACATCATAAACATAACGACCACCTTCAATCGCGTCAGTTGCAGTATATCCCATAGAAACTGCAATTTTTCCATTGATCCTATCGGGAAAAGTTAGTGTTAATGGATATGTCGTGGAAGATGTTGGATGTTTCCTAATTGAGGAAATTCCCGTATACCCAGTTAAATTTAATGGTGCGTTATTAGTATTCCTGATTGTAAAGGTGGCTTGAAAGTCAACCCCTTGTTCAAGAACTAAGTTTACATTCCTTGCCGCCATTATTAGAATCCGTTTTTAAGTATTTATGATCCAGAGTCCAATTTAGATAAAATTAACTTCATCATATCCTTCATTTCATTCACATCAGACTTCAGTTGATCTATTTCATTCACTTTATTATCAATTTGATTCAATCTATCAACTTCATTTATTTTTTCTGTTTTTAATTCCAAATATTTTTTATACTCAGAATCTGAACAGTTTAGAATAGCGTTGGAGTTCTCATCTCGAAACAACCCCATGTTTCCTTCTACAGGTACTAACATAATTTTTAAATCGTTGCAATAACTCTAAAGTCTCTAATTTTTGGAACAAATGCTGAATTAGTTCCCGACATTAAGATCTTTATCTGGAATCCATTAAACTGTGGTAAATTAGCAGCAGTAAATTCATAAGAATTGAAGTTATCTTCGGATGTAGAACTTGCTACATTTTTATCAGGTCTTCCATTGTTTTTAGCCGAATTAATGACTTGTAGATTTGCATCCAAGTTATCATATCCTGGGAATAACTGCCAAAGTTGAGGTTCTGAAGGAGAATCCGATCTAAAGATTCTATAACATACTCTAATGTCATTTGTAGAATGACGGAAAGCATCAAAGAAAACTTTCAAATTATCAGCAGCCTTATCCAAAATAACGATGTTACTTAAGTATGTTGCTGCGGTTGGATCATCTTTCAGAGAATTAACTCTTGGATCAGTAGAATAGTCTACGACTTTAGAATTAATTCTATTAGCAATAGTAACTAAATTAACTCTATCCAAATCAATCATTGGAGAAACTTTTTCATTTTGAGTTGATAATGTCAACTCCATAGTGAGAGATTTTTTACCAGGAAAACTTGATAGATATGTTTCTTCATTAACTTGAGAAGAGATAATTCTTGGTGAATTAAATTCATTATTTGAGTTTAGAGATACATCAACAAATCCTTGATCTAAAAATGGAGTTAAATTGCTATCTGGTGTAGATCCGCTGAAAGTTCTTACCTTTGCAGATATAGAAGTTTTTTGTGGTAATAATGTTTGAATATTTGGTCTAATAACATTAAATGGTATATTCTGAGTCGCTTTAGGTCCTCTTGGTGATCCAAGTAGAGGAACAATATCATATGATCCACAAGACTTATCATCGTTAAAGTATAGAGCAGGATATCCAAGACCATTTCCTGGTGTTCTATCAATACCCCTACTACTCATTCCAACCTTAACATAATAGTAATCCAAATCAGTTGGATAAGTTACTAAGTTTGTATCAGATAAATTATGAGTTTTGTTGATTCTTCTTAGAGATACTCCGTTTAATTCATATTTAAAGATGGGGAAGTCAATATCATATGATCCAGAAATAGTATCATCAATATTTCTAGTTATTCCAATTAGACTACTTGTTGATGTAACTATTCCAGTATATCTGATAACTTCATTATCAATTAAAATATATCCAGGGTTTACTGAAGATACAGGAACGTTTTCAAAACTAGTGAATATTCCAACAGAACTTACCGAAATATCACTTGTAGAGGTAGAATCATATAAAGCCTTCAATGTTTCTGGTTTTTGATCTGGTTGAATTCCAGAAAGTGTGACTTTATCAGCCAAAGAATACATTCCATGATTATTATGACTGACTTTGAAATGCAATCCATCAGTCAAATCAGTTATTGTATTTACCGTTGCATTAGCAAGAAGTGAAGTTCCAGAAGAACCCACATAGTATAGACTGTCTACAGTATTTTGATTTAAAGTTCCCTGTACTCTATCTACTAATAAAGAATTGAAAGAAGAAATTATTCCTACATTGTTTGGAATAGTAAGAATTAAATTACTACCAAGTCCATCTGTTTGTGTATAATTGACTCTCAGTGAATCTCCATAAGCATATCCAGTACCTCCAATAGAAACTGTAGCTGCAATAGCAACTCCATTTTGAACACTTAGATTTACTTTAGCACCAAAACCAAAACCAGTTAAGGAAACTAAATCTACATTAGAATAAGTTTTAAATGTAGATGTAAATGCAGCTCCTGCTGAAGTTACCACTAACGTACTTCCAATTCCTACAGAACCAACTATACTCTTTAAATTCGATCTAAAAGTTTGATTGTTGTTTTGTAGTATTGGACTTCCTGGAGTTAATCCAGTAACTTCTGTAGAAGTCAAACTTTTTCCTAATCCAATCAAAGTTGATTTAGAAATACAATCTAATGGATTAGGTCTTAAAGTTACGATTTGATTGTTACCGATGTCTAATTTTGGATTATAGAATCTAACTGTAGAAGATCCGGTAACAAACTTCGCTCTATAAAGAGTTAGTTTTAGATCTTCTAATTGACTAGGATCCCATGTAGCACCATTCTGGGATTTAAATAGAGATCCTAATAAAGGTTGTTGTGACACAACTATTTTTTGTGACTCTGGTAAATTCAATGTTGTTATATCTTCCTCACCCATTCTAGAAATCCATACAGTGTATTCATTAGATACAGAAAGTAATACTACACAGTAATCATTTCCACTCTCAAGATAAACTGGAGATGAGAAAGTAAATGTTGTTGGAGTTCTACCATCTTCCGATACATTTACCTGACTTGGATCTAAAACAACCTCACCAAATGGAATGATTGTTGTTGTAGGCAAACCAGTTTGCATAGTTCTGATTTGCATTGTAATCGGCAAATTATTAGTATCTTTAGTCCTAAAGAATAGATCACATTTTGTAATGAAAATTCCAGTTTCTTCAGGAACTTCAAAAGATTGTGCAATTGGGTCAACCCATCTAGTTTGAACTACAGTACGGTTTATGAAAGTAGTTCCTGCTGTTAACTCTGTCTCTTGAGAAGTTAAAGTTCTTTCTTCGGTTCTACTAGTTCTCTCAACATTTGCATTCCTTGTTCTTAGAGTAACTTCTTCTGTATTGTTTATAGTTCCGGAGGATCTAAATTTAACATCAGCTATACTATCTGTAGCACCAACAATTGGGGTGTTTGTGGAGCTAGTTGTAAGGACGAAAGTTTTTGTTCCTGTTTCAAATGATGGAGTAGATTGTAGTCTTGAATCAGGAATAAACAGTGATCCAATTACAGTACCGGAAACATCAGTAACTAATCTAACATCCATTATTTTTGCAACTGCCTTAGAAGTTTCGCCTCTTAGTTGCATGTTCGGAATGACGTGTCCATAGAATCCAGAAGCAGATTGTAACTCTAGAGAAGCTGTATCAACATTTAATATAGTTGATGTCGTTGAATAAGATATTGGTATTAATTGTGTGGGAGAATATGGATTATCTGTAAAAACTTGTTCAGGTTGATTGTATGGACCATACTTATGGTTAGCAGTTGCTAATCTAAATTTAATTGATGTAGTTCCTACTGTACCAACGACTGTTTCTCCAACAGTGAAAGTACCACTTTCCATTTGAATTTCAATGAGTTTTGGAACAACATATTTGTTCATATCAACATTATCAAAAAACGCATAAACTTTTGTTTTTGGTTTTAATCTTTTTGCTATGAACTCAATATTTCTAGATCTCATTACATGAATAATTTCTGTAGATACAACAGAAGTTCCCAAGTTAACAGAATCTATTCTTTCACCAACTTTATATTGAACACCTTGTCTAGATTGTCTTGTAGTATTAAGAGTAGTAACATTTGCAAATGTTAAATATTGATCTCTGAAAGTTTGTTCTTCTCTCCACCAAGTACCGGTAGAACCCACAAAGGTGGATCCTTGGAATATAGTATGTACATTTTGTCTGGCAATTTCTTGTCTACCAGTCCAAGTAGTTTCCCAAGAACCCCAATCAATTGGAGATAATCCAGTATTACTATCAGCACCAAGAGCTCTCAGTGTAGCTTCATAATTTCCTTCCTGGTCGATTGTTCTCTTCGATCCTCTGGTCTCAATCCAAGTATCTGTTGATGGATTTAATTCGATAGATCCAATCCAGTTAACAACATTGAATGGGTTAACATTTTCAACTCTAGTTGCAAAAGTATTCTTTAAAAATACTTCATCACTATATTTCAAACAAACAACATCTCCAACTTTGACTGTATTTGGATTTCCTAAGTCTTTTACAAATCTTAAGTCAGCGTCTGGATTTGAAATATTAGATATTCCGGTTACAGATTCCGATCCTAAAAGAAGATCTATGGAAGTGGTATAGTGTTGAGGTCTAAGTACTCCTTCTTCAGTGTCAACACTGCACTTATGCTGAGAATCACCTAAGGATCCTGAACGTATTGATTTGAAATTATCTACAAGAAAACCACATTTAAATCTATCTAATTGAGTTTGAGAGTCTCTTAAAGATAGGTTCTTAGTATCAGTTTCTAAGAGAGACAACGAAGTATAATATTCAATATTTCTTATTCTATCTTCTAGTCTTGCAATATCTTGCATTCTATAACGTTTATGCGATGATAACTTGACAATTACATCTTTGACATTATAAACATATGGACTCATAGTAATGGTAGCTACTTCCATAGCATTTTCAATATTATTTGGAGCAATTGGAGTCTGTGATGCTACTCCTTTTGTAACGAAAAATTCTCCATATCTATTGAGATATAATTTATCGATTCTACCAAGATAATAAGAATATGATAAAAATAGATCTCTATCTTTAGCAAAATTATATGGACTAGAATTTGTTGAAGCTAAAAACTTTCTTGAATCAAATTCAAACGGAGAAAATGGAGTTAAAGCACTATTATATGGACTAACTCTAGGTCTTAGGTCTATAATATCACTCGATCTATAGTAAGAAATTCTTGGCATGTCTTGAGAATATCTTTCACGTTCGTATGAACTAACCGTTACAAAATCTCCCGTATCGTTAGGATCAATATAGTAATAATCGTAAATTATTTTTAACCTCTTTGTTGGTGCAGTTACACCCGATTTTCTTCTAAGCGAAGAATAGTCAGCTATTTCTAAAGTTTGACCATTATCAAAAAGAAAATCAGTCATGATATTTCTATCGCCTTCAATTAAAGAGCTTATTCTTGCACTGACGTTTGATTCTCCAAACAGAATTTTTTCACCTTTAATGAAAGCATTTTCGTTAATGTATACAAATTCTAGTTGATTTGTTCCATTAGTTGCAACAAACTTTGCTATTGCATTGCTCGATTGTCCATAAATTATTTCACCTTTAATTGCATTTAAAATATTAGCATTTAAATCAACAACTTCCAATCTGGGTAATTCAGCATCATTTGAATCAGAAGATTCAAAAACACCTGCAACAAAGATTACATCAGGTACATTTAATGATATTCTGGAGTCTTGTACTCTTGTACCATAATATGAACTATATGTTAGACCGTCATTAAGGGTGGTACTACCTATTCCAGATGAACGACTACTAGAATTTCTAATATCTAAAACTGCACATCTATTAAAAACTTTCTTTCTAGATTTTAGTCTTCTTTTTCTTAAAGTAGCGGTTAAGGTTGCAGAACCATTTTTACTTAAATTAACTAAAGTTAAAGTTCTTCCTGAGGTAATTGTAAACTGACTGGAAGTTAATGTTTCAACAGTACCATCAGAAAAAACTAAATAATAGTCTTCCTCATCAAATGGTTCCAAAGTGATACTAGTGTCACTTTCTAAAGTTGCTGTCAAACCGTTAGATGCAACGGTTACAGAATAGGATTTTCTATAAACTATTTCAGCATCAGAAACATCAACGCTTGCAACATTTTGATTCTGTAACTCGGCGAATAAAAATGATTGTTTATTGTTTAATAGTGTAGATACTCCTTTAAACAATCCACTCGTATTTGTTATACTTGTAGGTAGTCCTCCACTATTGATACCAGAAACACTTGTAGTTGCTTCAATACTTATAGATTTTGCAGAAGCATTTACAGAAGTAACTCTATTATAAGTAGGTACTGTTTCTCCGGACTTAGTATAAACAAAAATATCTCCAGTGTTAATTCCCACTCCAAAAGTAGAAGTTGATGTTGTTACAGTACTTATTCCTCCAGAACCTGCAGAAATAGTAAATGTAGTACCCTGTGGTGCAATAGGAACTCCTACAGATAATACAGTATCAGCAGTGAAAGACGTTGTAGTTCCAACATATCCGACAAGTTGTTTTATATCTCCTAGATCATAATCCCTAACACTAACTATTGTTCTAGAAATATCTTGACCATCTATTTTTAATTGTTCACCTACGATAAATTCGCCAGAAGTTTGATATAATACTACTTGGTTACTATTTGTGACAGCTGATGTTAAATATCCAGAAGCTGAACTATTTTTACCTTCAACGAATGATGGTTTAGTGAGAGTTACGGTTGTATTTAATGTCAAATATGTGTAAGTTTGTACATCGTAAACTGACGCTTCAAAAGGAGTTGAAGAATTGGCATACGCAGTATTTTTTAGTTTTAAATCATAAACTCTAGCAACTCCTACTGGAATACCAGAAGGAAGACCTGGAGTTGCAGTTCTTCTTGAATATAAAGTTACTTGACTAGTTGAACCAAATCCAACAGGAATTGATCCATAAACATTATTAAGTTCTACTTGGTTGCCTAAACTAAAAGGAACAGTTATATCATTAACAGTTGTTGTAGTTCTTGGTTTTTCTAGATCCGCATTTACAGTTACAAGAGTTTCTACTTCATACCCTTTGACATATGCTTTTCCTGGAGAAATTTGTAATGTCAATAAATCATCTGAAGGGATACTTCCTTGTTTGGTTAATTGACCTAGATTATAAACACCATTGTTTCCTATTTTGTCGTTTAATGATTCTTTAGGAACAACTCTAAATGGAGTTACATAATAGTCTCCAGATTCATCAGTTGTTCTTCTCGCTAACTCATCCGTTATTAGTGATGGAATGTCTTCCTTTCTGAGAATTCTCTTAATATTTCCATTTTCAATTCTCAACAATTCAATAAAATTTTCATCATTAAAATCATCTAAAGATTTTTTTATTAGAGTTGTTACGATTCTGAGTCTATCTGCACCAGGAGCAGCAAAGTTTGAAAATCCCCTAGCATTGTCAAACAAATCTAAATTTTCTTGAGAAGGTACGGCTATATCTTCAAAAATAGATAGACCAATTCTATAAGATGGTAAATTTGAATATTGATCTAATATTACTGTTTGTGGGAAAACATCTACAAAAAATCCCCTTATGAAATAAACACCAGATTCTATTTTTGCTGCAGATCCGGTTGCAGTAGAATTTGATATAATGGTAGTTGCAAATGACGATTCTAATCTAATTACACCTAGCCCATAATCAATATTTTCCAGAACGATTAAATTTTCTCCATCAACAAAAGTACTACGAGTAAAATCAGTTTCACTAGAACTTTGATACTTTATATACAAAGTGAATGTATCATTTTCGGATTCTTCACTAGTAATATAATTTTCAATTTTAGCAAATACTCCACTAGTCTCACCCTTTATTTGTTTTCCAATTAAAAATGACAAATAAGTTACTACTGGGATACTTAAGTGAGTAGGATCAATCTGAACACAAGTATATTCGGAATCATATGCGATATTTCCGGGGATTACTACAGATCCTTCTTTGAAAAAATGTTTACCAAATTTTTCAACCTGATTCTGTAGGATAGATTGGAGAGTTGTTAATTCTCTTGCTTGAATTGGAGTTCCTGGCTTAAATAAAACTCTTTGATAATTTTTTGTCGGATCAAAATCATCAAAATATGGAGACGTATTTAAATTAGTGTTTTGTGCCATTTCTATTAGAACTCCAGTACAATTTTAATGTCTTCTTTTTGGTTAGCAGATCTGGGAATTGGTTGTCTATTATCCAAATAGATAATGTCACCCGATTTTTTATT